ACTGTTTTCAGAACTTTCATTTTCCGGGTGAGTGTATTATAACAGGATACATAGGTTTTATACTTTCCAAATACGAGCTTTCCGGTATTCTTATTCATATATTTCTTGATGAGAGGTCTTGCTTCATCAGGAATTGCAAATGAAGTTAACCGGTCGCCATCCTTAGTATTCCTTGTTTTGATTCTGATGTAGTCTACAATGTCGGTCCGGAAGTCGTAAGCCAGCATATCAACTAAGTTCATGCCAGCTAAGTAATAGGTAAGCATGAAAATGTCGCGAACTACTGATACGTTATATTGATTAGGTACCATATCTCTAATAATCTTTAGCTGTTCAACTGTAATATGTGTGTCTCTTTTCTTAGCTGAAGGAATGGAAGCTGTGACAAATGGATCTACCTTATATTCTACGTATCTCATCTTGATGGCATAGTTTATTATCACTTTCAATAGTGTAATATAGATTTTGATTGAGGTAGGAGAGAGTTTGCTCTTCCTTAAATGCGTTAGATAGTTATTAATCCGGATTGGTGTTATGTGTTCCATGAGCGCGCCTGGACCTGTGAACCGAATAAAATGTTTAGCGGCCAATTTATAAAGTTTATGCGTCTTTTTTCTATCATCCTCATCTATTTGTGATAGGAACTCATCAACTATATCTTCAAATTTGCGGTTACGTTCGCCGGTAATAGGATTGGTTATCATCTTAACCAATTGTGCGCAAGTTAACGATTCTGCATGCTCTAATTCTATATAGCGTTTGAAGTAAGTGTTATACCATTCCTGTAATTTTATGTTAAGGAAGTCTTTGTCTGGGCGTTGGACTATCTTTCCGTTCTTAAACTCGTTTTCACGAACGACAATTTCTGTTGTGATGAATCTTGTATCAGAGTTGTGTGCCACTCTGATTCTTATTTTATGAGTCCCGTCAGATAGTTTTTTAGCTGGGACAATTACCAATGAAAATGTAGCCATACTTTATTTTGTTTTCGATCGTATCATGTTTTCCGACCATAATCCGACCATTTTTCGACCATTATATAGCGTCAAAAGTGACGTTATGATTTGTTCTAATTCTCTAATATGGACTACTAATAGATATAAAAAAAGTTCGATTGTGAATGTAATTTGCTGAATATCAGCAAAAATAAAAGCCGGAAGCTCATGCTCTCTTGCAGGCTTCCGACTCAACACAAAAACTAAACTAGACTTAACTAAACTATTCTATTCTTGGAATTTCACAATTCCTTTCTGTTCGTTGCAAAGGTAGGGATAAAACAGGTTTTGGCAAACTATAATCGACAAAAATCTCGTTTTTACCGATAAAATAGGGAATCATCAACTTCTTTCATCAAGGAATGCTTGGAAAACCTGTTTGTAACTGTCACTGATGGGGATGTATGTTTTGTCAAAAACAATGCGTCCACGATCTATTACACGTATCTTATCCTTTTGAACGATGAAAGAGCGATGCACACGTATAAAACGGCTGGAAGGCAAAAGTTCTTCCATCGCTTTCATACTCATAAGGGACAGTATTGGTTTGGAGGCGTCTTCCGTATAGATTTTAATGTAATCTTTTAATCCTTCGATATACATGATTTTCTTTAATTCCACTTGTACCAATTTGTAGTCACTTTTTACAAAAATACTGTCTATCTCTTCTGGCTTCTGAACCAGTTCGAACCATTGAAGCGCTTTGTTGGCTGCCTGTAGGAAGTCGATGTATGAAATCGGCTTTAATAGATAGTCAAGTGCGTTGACACGATAGCCATCGATGGCATACTGTCCAAAGGCGGTAGTGAATACGATACGGGTACGGGAATCCACCATTTTTGAGAATTCCAGTCCGTTAAGTTCGGGCATTTGGATATCCAGAAACAAGAGGTCAACTTCCTCGCCAGGCAATTCTTTCATTGCCTGAACAGCGCTGGAGTATTTTCCTACGAGTTGTAGAAACGGGGTTTTGTTTGCATAACTTTCCAAAAGGCCGATAGCCAAAGGCTCATCATCTACGATTGCACAACGTAATACCATACTACTATTCTATTAATATAAAATTCTATACTTAATGTTTTCTCTCTACTCTTTGATCTTAATGCTCAATTTTGATTCGTAACACTTCCCGTCCCGTGAAGTGCCTTTCGACCAAGTGTAAGCCCCCGGATAAAGTATCTCCAGCCGTCGGCTGACTTGTTCTAACCCCACGCCCGAACCACTTTTATCCCACACTTCCTTGGGGAAATTACTATTGCGGATTTCGCAGATCACTTCTTGGTCGTTCTCGGAAATATGAATGTGGATGAAACTAGCTTCGGTAGGGGAGATACCGTGCTTGAAGGCATTTTCTATCAATGAAATAAAGATTAGCGGGGCGATCAGTGTCTGGCAGTTTGGGTGAATATCGAATTGAGTACTCATCTGTACATTAGCCGACAGGCGGATACGCATCAGTTCGATATAGTTACGGATGAAATCAACCTCTTTACAGAGCGGGACATACGTCTGCTGATTGTCATATAATACGTATCGAAGCAATTTGCTCAGTTCCTGCACAGCTTGTTGAGCTTTGTCCGAATCGAATGCGATTAAAGCATAAATATTATTCAGAGTATTCAACAAAAAGTGAGGGTTCAACTGATTACGCAGATTTTTCAGTTCGGCTTCCGTGCGATTCCGTTCCGCTTCCTTGCGGGTAGCCTCGTTTTGCGTCCATCGTGCGCTCATACGGATAGCGGCACTCAATCCGATAGTGAAAACAAGGCTTAGCATATCTCGCAGGAAAAACAACCATCCCGGAGGCATACCCGGACGTCTGGGCTTGTTCTCAAATGACGGATCGAATGTCAGACTTTGCCAGAGATGAAGCAGTATCCCGATGATACACAACAAGATAATGTTGTAGACAATATATCTTTTTGATTGATTCTGAAAAAGATATCGGGGGACCAGAAAGAAGTAATTGACGTAGAACACAATCATAAAAGAAAGCGGTACGGCAAAATGGCGTATATAAGCCATCCAGTTAATGT